GGAACAGAAACTAAAGTCTTTGCTGTAATTACAGAGGGCGAAGTTGATTGCCTTACTATTTCACAGATCCAGGGCAACCGCTTTCCTGTAGTTAGTTTGCCAAATGGCTGCCAATCAGCTAACAAGTACATAGCTGCGAACTTAGAATGGTTATCTCAATTCAATCGTATTGTAATTTGTTTTGACTCAGACAAGCCTGGCATGGATGCTGCCGAGAAAGCAGTTGAAATCCTACCTCCTGGCAAAGCAGCAATATGTAGACTGCCAAGAAAAGACGCTAACGAAATGCTCCTCGCAGGAGAGGGGGAAGAACTTAAGGATTTATTATTCAAGGCAATCCCTGCTAGACCAGATGGAATACATAACGCCTATGATTTATGGGAACAACTGATAAAGAAAGACGAGACAGGTGTATGTAGTTATCCATTCCCTATCCTTAACAAGATGTGCCAGGGGTTTCGTAAGCAAGCACTTGTAACTATCTGCGCAGGAACAGGGTCGGGTAAGAGCCTACTTTGCAGGGAAATGGCATATCATTTTCTAAACAATGGATTAAAGGTAGGTTGGATTGGCCTTGAAGAAAGCAGTAAGAGAAGTATGCAAGGCATACTATCTATCGCACTAAATACACCACTACATTTAGAACAAGACAAGATAGATGAAAAAGAATTACGCCAGGCATTTGATTATATATTTGCTGGCAATAGGTTTTTACTCCTGGAACACTTCGGTTCATTAGATCCAGACAGACTGTTAGAACAGATAACATACATGGCTACAGGAGAAAACTGTGACGTTATCTTTTTAGATCACATAAGTATTGTTGTATCAGGACTGACAGTAGGAGATGAAAGAAAACAAATAGATGTATGCGTAACTAAGTTAAGACAGGTAGTAGAAAAGACAGGCGTAGGTTTAGTTATGGTCAGTCACTTGCGTAGGACTGATGGTAAACCAGCTGAAGATGGAGGCGATATAAACTTAGCCAGCTTGAGAGGAAGCCAGAGCATAGCTCAGTTAAGCGACTTGGTTGTATGTGGTATTAGGTCACAGACTGACGAAGAAAAGAACAACGAGCTACAACTTAAAGTGTTAAAGAATAGACACACAGGTTGCCTGGGCATGGCAGATAAACTTACATATACAGAAACAACAGGTCGCCTAATGGTGGCTGCATCAGATTTTTTTGGGGAAAAATTATGACACTATTGATAGATGCTGATTGGCTAATCTATTCTTCCTGCTGCGCTTGCGAAGTAGACTTCCGTGCTGACGATGGTACACACTTGTTGCACAGCACAGAGAAAGACGTAATGGATCTTGTTGACATAAGAGTAGAAGGGTACAAGAAATTAGCTGACGATGATAGTGGAGTCATCATGTGTTTTACTCAGTACCCTACGTTTCGACATGGAATATACCAGGACTATAAAGCTAACCGCATAGGTCAACGGCATCCACTAGCACTAAAGGATGTAAGGCAGATAACAAAAGAGACATATCGCTCTGTTGCGTTTGAAGGACTAGAGGGCGATGACGTTATGGCATTGCTCGCTACTAATGGTCAGCATGAGAATCCTGTTATTGTTTCTCCTGACAAAGATATGAGAGGTGTACCTTGCACGCTACTGGCAAAGGATGACCTGGAGTTAATAACAAGAAAGAAAGCAGATAGGTTTTGGATGCAGCAGATATTGTCAGGAGATCATACAGATAACATCGAAGGACTTGTAGGAGTTGGACCAAAGACGGCAGAGAAAATGTTAGAGGATGCAACTACAGTAGAAGAGATGTGGGATAAGGTAGTGAAGCACTATGAAAAGAAAAACAAAACATATGCTGATGCTGTTATGACGGCACAGCTAACACGCATCTTACGAGATGGAGAGTACAATTACACTACAGGAGAGGTACAACTATGGCAGCCATTGACCCTACAATAGACGAAGGCTATCCAGCTATTGACGAAGCACTTATTCTTAAATTAAAAGAGAAATTTCCAGAGCGATGCCCAAGCATTGAGATGACTGATCGTGAGATTTGGGTATATTCTGGCATAGTAAAGCTGGTAAATATTCTTGAATCGGTTTATATTGAACAAAACAACCTACAAGATTAAAGCTATGTGTAGAAGAAGAGGTGGCAATAACGAAGAAGCTGAAAGGCGACATCGTGAGCAAATGGAATTGCAAAAAGAGCAGATGCGCATACAGCAAGAGCAGTTCGAGAAAAACTTACAGGCTCAACAGGAAAGGTTTGAGGCACAGCAAGCAGCTGCCCAAGCACAAGCTCCAGTTGCACCAGAGCCAATAGCTGAAGCTGCTGCAAGCGCAACAGAAATAGCACCGACCGCAGTAGCTGATCCTTCTTTGCAGGGTTCTAATCCTACAACAGGTGCTGGCGCAGCATTGTTAAGTGTAGGTCAGGTAATGGGTGGCAGTCCACTAACTAAAAAAGGTATGGGCAAGAGAAGATATAGAACTGATTTAGTTCCTGGTGCTGGTGGATCAGGTAGTCTTTCAATACCTAACACATAAATGAAAATAAGACTTACTAACAATGTTGATACGCAGTCTGCGTTGTATGGCTCGTCAGGTGGCACAGCTGCACAACGCTATGAGCAGTTGCGTGTTGATAGAAACTCTCCACTAATGCGTGCAAGAGATTGTAGTAAGGTTACTATACCTGGATTAATAGAAGATGAAAACTATGGAGATGCTGGTAGGTTGCCTACTCCATATCAATCATTAGGCGCAAGAGGTGTAGGTCACATGACATCGAAGCTGGCCGTAACTCTTTTTCCTACAAACGAAAATTTTTTTAAATTAGAAATAGATAGCCTAGCAATACTTGCAAGCAACCAAGATCCACAAATGATAACTGAGTTTGATTCTGCTTTAGTAAAAGTAGAGCAAGCAGTAATGAGACAGTTTGAAACTTTAGGTGGGCGTGCTGCAATGCACGAGGCATTAAAGCATTTACTTGTAGGCGGTAACGTACTGCTGTATATAAGTGATGAAGGAATAAAGGTTATACATTTAGACTCCTATGTACTATGTCGTGACCCTATGGGTAACGTGACAGAGATAGTTGTAGAAGAGGAAATATTTAGAGATGCTTTACCAGAAGAGTACCTGGAGGAAGATGAGGAAGATGACGATGACATGGAAAAAAGAATGGTCAAGATATATACCTGTATTAAATTTATGGATGACCAATGCCATTGGTATCAGGAAATAAAAGGTAAAGAAGTACCAGGCACACATGGTAAATGCGCAGCAGATGTAGCTCCCTGGATCGCATTGCGCCAAGATAGGGTGGACTCAGAAATGTACGGAAGGTCATACGTTGAGCAGTACTATGGCGACTTACTTGCATTAGAAAATTTATACAAAGCTATACTTGAAGCAAGCGCAAGCCTAAGTAAAGTTTTATTTTTATGTAATCCAAATGGTACGACAAGACCACGCACACTTAGCCAGGCATCGAATGGAAGTATCGTACAAGGCAACGCTGCCGATGTCACAGTCTTACAGGCAGCTGGTAAATCACAAGATTTACAGATAGCTAATCAAACAATAGAACGCATAGAGCAAAGGTTAGCTTTTGCGTTCATGCTTAACACAGCGATACAAAGACCAGGAGAAAGAGTAACAGCAGAAGAAATAAGATATATGGCACAGGAACTAGATGCTGGTATCTCTGGTTTGTATTCCATACTTAGTCGAGAACTACAGCTACCACTTGTAAGACGACTAATACATATACTACGCAGAAAGCGTAAGTTACCTGACTTCCCAAGAAGCGAAGTAACAGGAGAACCATTAATAAAAGAGAAGGCTGTTACTGGTATAGAGGCTATTGGTCGTGGCGATGATCGCAATAAGCTTATAGACTTTATAACAACTGCTAACCAGGCACTTGGTCCACAAGCTATGACTCAGTTTTTAAATGTCGAGGAAGCACTACGCAGACTTGCAGCTAGTGGTTCTATTGATACAACTAACTTAGTTAAGACTAAGGCTCAGTTGCAACAGGAGGCAGCAGCCCAGGCTGAAGCCGAGCAACAAGCACAGCAACAGCAACTACTGGAGACAGGGATTAAATCTCCTGCAATGGCGCAAGCCGTTAAGAACTTCCAGGGTGCAGATCCCGAAAGGGCTGCACAGGCACTATCAGCAATCACTAGCGAAACAGGAGGTATTGATGCCGACCAACTCACAGAAGCTGTCTAAAAAGCCAGCTAAAAAACCTGTCTCTGATGCACCTGTAGTTACAGGAGTTAAAGAGATAGTCATACAGGGGGAAGATAACACAGAACCCACAGCCTCTTTCACAGCTGCAAAACGTGATCCAAAAACTAACGAAATTATTATCGGTTAATTATGCCAGAACCAGTAACTATTAGAGAAGAACCTACCACAGCTGTAGATCCTAACGCCACGGAGGA